ATATTCCAGTTGCACAAATTGTGACACTGTGGCCTCATTACCTACGTCAACTATATGGTCGGCGTGTGAAGTAACATCTCCTGAAAGGAATGAACCATTATTACGATTATATTTGAAATTGTTTACTGATCTTCCATCTCTCAATATGTATAGAACTTCATCGTCAATACGAATAGGCATAACTGGATCCCCACCTCTAGACGTTTGCCTTCTATAATCTATGGATGTTGCCGATAATGCACTTCCCCCGCCTGATACAACATACTCTGCCCCTAGTGTGCCAACCATAAGTGATTGCCCACTAGATAACCATTGAATAGCGTTTATCTCTTGAGATGAAGGTTTAAAGTTTATAGGGTCCGTTTCTAATTGAATGTTGCCAAAAATATCTACAACCGTATCTTTCTCTGGAATGTTGGAAGGTATGTAATTACCTATTGCCGTAAAATCTACACCTGCATCTTGAACTAACTTCTTCGATAAGAACCTATAGATATCTCCCTGCTGAGAACCCCATATAGTATCTACATCTGCCAAAGATCCACCAAATATAAGTCTCTGTTCAAAGAAACATACTGTTCTTGGGTAGCCTCTTCCGTTACCCCAGGCACTTACTTTCCATAAATCTGTTCTGGGAAAGTCTACGGCTGTAGTGGCAGTATTTAGACCTAAATCATTATTTACATAATCTCCTGACACATACCTGGAAGTTATGGCCGTACATGTTTGAGAAGCCGCCCCTCTTGGAACATCAACAACAATCAAGTCAATATCCTGAAGCACAGTCGCCCCGCCCGCATCAACAGCTCTAATAGTAAAAGTCTTACCTAAATCAGCATAAGAGAAAAAAGTAGTGCTTCCATCCCCTAAAGCTGTCAAAGTAAAGATATCATATAGATTTGTTGTACCGGATACGGCATTTGTAATAGTGGGCCCTGATCCAGTGTATTCTCTGTGGGTAGCTACAAGAGTACCTTGAAGAGAAATATTAGTTATGTTGTCCGGTAGTACTGGAAGCCTAAGAAGGCTAGTGTAATATTTTCTAGTTCGTCCCGTAAAGTCATAAGATCTTTGTTTGAACTTGTGATGCCACTCTACTTCAAAAGAATCTTCCCCTACTCTAGCTATTACTATAGGAGGTATGGTCCCGGAGATATGCGTAAGTATTAAGATATCCCCTGACTGAGCGTATTGGAATCCTCTAGGATCCGCATCAATTAAATTATATATTTCATAAGGGTATGGGTCGTAGAAGAACATACCTTTAAAAGTTATCTGAGCTGCCGACCATTCAAAGCCTTCAAATACATGCCCTAAATCCCCTGCAATACTGGTAACATCTGTACCGTCATTTTTAGTTATAGTTATGAAACTACTTGCAAGCATAGAGTGATATCGTGAACTATCTGCTGTCACTATTCCCGCTGAGTCTACAAGTTCATCTCCGTCTTGTAGATACTCCAGGCTTGTCTGTGTTACGGGAGTTGCTGTCAAAAGAGTAGGTTCTATAGAGATTACATAAGATTCTGTTTTTGAGAATACGAAAGGTATTGTTCTGGCTACATCAGCAGTTGCATCGAGAGTTGTTGTATATTTAGATCCCGTCCGTTTATTTGCGGCTCCCTGCTTAGTAGGGATTATATTTACAAGTCTTTCAGTGGAAGAGCGATATTCTTCAAGCTCTGTCCTAGCCCGCATTTTCGGACTAAATTCACCTGTTTTAAAATTATTTGAAATGTGATTGAACTTCCCCAAATCTACCCTCTATGAAATCGTCCCCATGAACACTGTCCATGAAGTCTTCTTGTGCATCAACAGCGGCAGCATTTAATTTAGCTTTAATGGCCTTAGCTTCCATTCTATCAGAAGTACCCTGCGATTGTGTCATAAGATATGCTATATCATTAGCCAATGCGTAGGCTAGTGCTTCTTTAAAAAGTGGTGTATAACTTGCTACATTTTCATTCTTCCATACATATTTAAGTGTGGCAGTTGATTGGTCCGTAATAAGTTCCCCTGACTCAATCTTGTAGAAGCGATTAGATAGTAATTTGATGGCTTGATGATAATCAGATGGTAGGGCGAATTTTACCCCTCGGGTATCTGTGGTTGGTAATTGGGCCAAGGAAACCGTTTTAATTGCAAAGTTCCAATAATGATCCTGCAATAACATATCCCGTATTATTGGGTATTGTGTGTTTAAAGCTCTTCCGGCTTTGGAATCCTCTGTGAAAGAAGCGATAGGCTCTTGCCCTAATTTAGTCAAAGCTGAATTACATATATCTATTGCTGTACTCAAAAATTACTCCTTTCACCTAAAAAGCCCTAGATTTTACCTAGGGCATATTTAGCTTGGGAAAACAAAATATGGACCTGTATTACCAGGCCCTTTAAATTATTCTACTGCTACGTCTACGAAACATTGGATTTTACCAGTTGTATTAACAGTAATTTCCAGAACTTCAAGCATAAGATTTCCAGCATCAGCTTTCACTGTACCGATATCTGTTGAAGCGATTCCGTCTTGAATGTTTACAGCTTGACCACCAGCATCCGCACTAGGAATAAGTAGTTTTGTGTCAACATCTAAAGGACTTCTTAATCCTAAAGCGAAAATACCTGTAGTACCCATTGTAGGGCAAATAAGTTTTGCACCTAAGATAATACAGTTTTTAGGAAGTTTAGGTCCTATAATTTTATCACCAACAACTAAAACTTGATTTAAATCAAACTCTAACTGAATTGTTTTTTTACTAGCGTAGTTCTTATACGATGGGTTTTTTACACCTAAAGCATCGTTAGCTAGGCTTGTGTCGTTATAATCAGCAGCCATTATATCCTCCTTAAAGGGTAGACTATTTTAATTTTTTTATAGGGCCTGGTTAAAGGCCCTTACTCTTTACTGTTCTTATTCTTATGGTTCTTTAGAGAAGATTTCGATTACTCCGATTTCTTCCATTCTAGCTGCACCAACAGAATGTCTTGCGTATACTTGTGTAGAATAACGCTTATCATCTCTTTCAGAGATTCTAACGAAAAGACCTTCACCAGTTGCAGAAACCATTGCTGATCCAACCCAAGAAAAACATCTTCTAAAAGTCTCAGAAACAAGACCACCAAAAGTTACCGAGTTGTCGATAGCTGGAGAAGCAGCTTCACTAGTTACGTTTCCTTCAATGTCCCATCTAAGGTTCGCTGGAGTTGCGTAATAAGGAAGAAGTTCTGAACGAATAAATTCAAATCCCATAAAAGAATTAACATTACCGTCAACTAGGTTTTTAACAGAAGCAAAATCTTGTGAAGTTGCTTTAGTAAGACCTAAAAAACTCATTTTTTGAGCAGATGACCAAGAGATATATCTTGACTCGTCTTCACCCATTTCGTTAGCGTCAAATTTTGCACCAACTTTTCTTAAAAGATGAACAGACCAAGGAACTGAAACACCAGTACCATCTCCGTTAGCATCTTCAGCAACAGCAGCAAGCTTCTGAGTGATAGGAAGAGAAACAGAAACGTCCCCGTCTACACCAGTAAGAACCGCACCTAAAGCAGAAGTAATAAATACGTCATCTTTTTTACGATTTAAAGCTTGAACAGCTCTCATTGCATAAGCATTTTGAGGTTGAATAAGTAATCTTAATTTATCCATATCATCAATCATTGCTCCAAATTCAGCATCTTTAAGAGTACAAGCTCTTCTAGAGTGAGGAACATCGATGATAGGAGTATCACCATGACGAGTAGTAATATCAACAGCGTCAACATTACCGATTCTTTCATAGTAATCAGTTTTAGAGTTTTGAGACTCTTGTGTACCAGTTGCGAACAACCGTGAATTTTTTTGAGCAGCAAGCATATAGATAGAGGCCTTAAACCCTTCTACAAATGCTACAGGTATTTGACTTGACATATTTCTTCTCCAAAATCAGGTTAGTATTAGTAAATTTAACTGTTTTTCGATAGTTGTCTTAAATAAGGCCATCTATTCGTGAAATTAATTGAGGTCGAAACGATTGTCTCTTTCACATATATACTATAATATTATGCGCAATTAAAACTAAGTCAAGAAAAAATATGGGCCGAAGCCCATTTTTTATCTGTAAATCTCAATTCCCTTAGCCGCTGCTTGTTCTAAAGCATGGGTAAGTCTTCTTTGAAGTGCAGGAGAGTTTTTAAATTCTGGCTGCGCCATCTTGTTCATTACTGTTTGATATTCATCTCTTAGTGCTTGTTCGCCTTCAAATCCACCGATTCTAGGGGCTTGGCCACTTAAAGTTGAATCATCTAACAATTTGCCCGAAACAGTGTGCATCATCTTAACAAATAAAGGATCCGAGAAATATCCAGCATCACTAGCTACTTGCTTCTCTTCCGCTGTGAAGATCTTATCTACTGCGTCATTAACAGCAGCAATATTATCATCATAGGTCCCTTTCCACTCAGCTTTCAGGTTATTAAGGGCTAATGCGCTAGCATCCTTAGCATCCAAGTCACTTTGAGTTTCCTGGCCTTTTTGAGCTTCGTTAAAATATTCAACTACACCTTTTGCTTGTTGAGGAAGGATCCCTAGTTCATGGGCCTTATCAATGAAGCCTTTAGTCATATCATCAGCCGTTTCATCAACACCTTCGATATTTAATTTGTAATCTTCTCTACCAGGAAGTCCTAGTTTATTAAATACATTCTTCCAATCATCAGCACTAGAATCTTTATTAGGTACGAGGATCTTATCTCCGCCTACTAATTTCTGAGCATGGATAAGTGAAGTCATCATATTTCCATAGTTAAAATCTCCGGCCTCTTTGTCATAAAACTTCATAACATTAGCATTTCCGTGAAATTCCGCTGGAAACGACTCAGGATATTTAATTTCTGATCCTGTAGCTGGTTCGCCCGGAGTCGGTTCTGTAGTAATTGTTGCTGGAGCTGGTTCCGCTCCTCCTATAATAGACATTAGTTTTCCCCTTGTTCTCTATAGTCGTTAACGAACAGCTTATGCAAATCCGCCATTTTCATATTTGATAAAGTTAATAATTTATGGAGTACTTCTCGTTGGCCTTCTCTGAAAGCAAGACCTTGAGGATCTAAACTAGATGAAGGTGTAAATAACCCGCACTCTTTGGCAAGGTCGGTAAGAACAAGTCTACCTTTTTCACTGTGGAAGATACCGTAAGCTTGTATAGTATTACTGGCCTTAACGTCCGTCTTCTTCGTCATAGTATTTAGCTCCTGCTTAAATTAGTGTTACCACTATTTCAACGCATTTGCTTCTTTTTGTAAAGTATCAGCTTCTAAATTTTGCTTTTGCATGTTTTCTTGCTCTGCGCCAGCCTGTCCTCTAGCTTCTCGAATACTGTCAGATTCTTCGTCTGTATTGAAGATTGACATAGTTATTCCTTCTAAAGAGGCTTTAACCTTAAGAACTTCATCAAAATTAATGATATCTAGCATCTCTGGCTTCAGTAATTCACCAGCTAATTGAGCGACTTCACCAATATAGTTAGATAAAAGTCTACCTTCATTAGAAGTCTGTGCCTTAGCTATTTGTGATCTATAGAACATTTGCAGTTGCATCTTCTGAAGATCCACTGGAGTATTCTTTGGAAGTCTATTCTTCTTCATAAGTATTCTAAGAATCAATCCAACAGTAGGATCTAGCATCTCATTGTGAAGCCTTCCTAAAATTGGACTTAAGAGTCTTAAGTTTTCATCATTTCTGATATTAACCTCAAGTTCAGTCATTCTATCTGATCCACCTAATTGAAGTTGGTCAATATAGAATCCCTGCTTGATATTAAGTCTAACTTGATTTATTACGTCCATTCCAATGTCAACTCTTGCTCCTGACATAAGAGGCTTAATTCCGTCCATCATTCCATGACGAGCAGCGGTAACTCCACCAGCCGTTAGGTTCAATCTACCTAGTACAGAATCATGCGCCATTATAAATGGAGGATCTACCGCTTTTTGCGCTCCACGGAGAACTGTTTTCATTAATTGTTGTAACATACGAGCATCAGATAATGTTTTTACTGCCGGGCTTCTTCCGTATGTCTCATTACCCATTTTAGACCAACGAGGAGCAACATAAGGAAAATTATCATATCCGCTTTCCTTAAGTAACATCTTCTCTTCTTGCCAAAAATGGTATGAAGCGAAAGGTTTATTAAGTGCATCTAACATCTCTAAGTTCGCATCTTCTCTTTTCATTACAAGATGTGTGATAGTAATTTCTTGTGTTAAGTCTTTCTTAAGTTGAGCCGCTTTAACACCAAAGGCCTTTTCACCGTACTTCTCAAAAGCCTGGTGAACTTGCATCTTAATATGTCTAGCTGCTGTCTTTACAATTCCATTATGGTCTTCTTCCAGGTCCATTTCAAATACCGGAATAGTTGTGAAGCGGATAGTTAAATCCTTATCTTCTTCAATCAACATAATCCCTGTACCCATTGTTACTAGATCTAAATATAGTTCATGGATTTCTGTTTGGAAGTTAGTTGAGTTCAAAATATCGTGAACCATTGCCACTAATTTCTGAATATATTTCTGATTAACTGTTTTTCTATCTATTTCAGGATCACCTGTACCAAGGCCGAACCATTGAACACTAGGATTAGTCAACATACTATGTAATGCCGAAGCTAGTAGTTCTGCAAAATGTTGAGGACTTGAATCATATAAGAAATGTCCTCTTTCTTCTCCAGTTGTCTTATTGTAGATTCTATCTCTCTGAGGAGCGAAATTCTCCAGGACCTCTTGCCAAGTATCTGTCCAATTAGACTTTTTAGACTTTAACCTGTCACAAATAGTCATAATCTTTCTGCATTTTACCATGTTGTCAGCGTTAGCTGTGTTCGAGTAAGGAGCCATTTTATATAATCCTATCTGTTAGTTAGTACTAATTGTTCACGGCCTTTGAAGGTATTTCTACTTAATACCTCACCCGCTCTTTGTTGAAATCTTATGTTTAATTCGTCTATAGTTTCTTGGGAAAGATCTACCAGGGATTCTCTTTTGTAATCATCCGCTTTCTTCTTGAAATCTGCCCTGTCTTGAGTTTGAGTTGCCATATCTCTAGAGGCACTAGTCGTAAATGATTTAGTTTCTCTCTTAAGTTCTTTTCGTCCCCCGCCAGCTTGAGTTAAATTCCCCAAGATATCTGCCCGACTTGTTCCCGACACTTTGAAGGTACTTGATCTTTTCTTTCTACCTTTGCTCATTATCTTGCCCCTAATTCATTATAATCTGTTACTGCACTCATTGTACTACTAGGATCGAAATTTTGGAAGTCAGAATCGTTTAAACTGTCCAAAGACGAATATCCGAAACTATCTGAACCATGAGATGACCAATCATGTTTAGGTGTATCTCTAAACACCATATTTTTATCATCATACTCTTTTTGATAATTGTAAAGACATTCTAGCCCTCTGGCACACTTCTTTGCGTCAAATTTAGATATTCTTAAGCGAAGCCTTGAAGCATCAATCCTATCAGCTACCGCTTGCTTAGGTTGAATATAGACATTGTGCATCCCATTTCTTCTGGCAGTTTCTTGTCTAGTAACACCTGTACCAAATTCTCTAGCGGCTCCATCATGCGGCCATACATGTCTAGACACATTATAAGGCAACTTATTAAGTTCCTTAGCTATTTCAGGAATACCCTTCCCTTCAAATTCTATATAATCAATATAAATCCACCAATTTCCTATTCGCTGTCTAAACCAAACCGTACACTTATCCGAGATACCTAAATCCCAAAAGGTAGATACTGGGGAGCTTGGATCCCAAGGGAAATCGCCGATATGCCCTTGTTTATCAATATCAGTAAGTACTTTACCATAATAAGATCCACGAACAGCAGCAGTAAACGAACATTCCAATTCTTGTTCCACTTCTTCTGGTGCTAAATCCTGGGTCATTTCATCTATTTCAATTTGATCCAAGACACCCGTTTCACTGGCCTTATAAATACCAGTATACCAAGAGTCGGCAACAGCAAATTTTCTGTACCGTAGATATTGTCTAACGACTTTAGGATTGAGTTCTCCCATGATTTTATCACGTTCAACCGTGGGGAGGTTTTCGTGTAT